TCCCGCCGCCCTGCTTCACACAGAAGCCGATCACGACGCCATGGGCCGGCTGCGTCGGGCGGGTCGATGTCAGGCCCCCGGTCGTCTCGCTCAGGAACACCAGGGCGCCTTCAGTAAGCGATCCGGTGTTGACCCCTGAGAGCTCGCCCTCGGTCACCACAGTCCGTTGGCATTGCTGCCGATCGCCTCGAACGTGACGCCAAGTGTGTTGGCTGCTGTCGCCTCCAGCGACGCATCAGCCGGTGCCACGGTCTTGAGTAGCCCGCTGGATCCGGTCACATAGACCGGCGTGCCCTTGGCGATCGGTGAACCTGTCGCATTGCGAACCGTGGCAACGGTCAACGCCGCCCGGTCCACCGTGATGCTCGCCAGCTTCGAGAATCCAGCAGCACTCAGCAGGCCAGGATTCGTCGCGTCAGCCAGCGTCAGCGTTACGTCTGCGCCGGTGCTGCTGCTCAGCAGGCCTGTCGCAGGGTCGTAGGAGAGATTGGTGGCCGGGGCCAGGTTGGCGATGGCCTGGCTTGTCGCGTCGACGGTGGTGCCGGCCTGATCCATCGGCACTCGTTCGGTGCCGGTCAGTGCCGCAGCGTTCGGCAGCCCTGTGATCGTGACGTCAGCCATGGGCTCAGGCTAGAGAGTGATCAGGTAGCGGCCGTCAAGCGTGACGAGGCGGCGGCTGTCGAGCGTGGTGATGTTGTTCGCCGCCAGGGTCGTGGTCACCAGCGGCACCCGGCAGAAGGCGCCATCGTCGATCCTCAGCGGCTGCATCTCGACCTTGTAAGGGCTGCCGCCCACGGTGATCACGTCGCCGTAGGTGAGGCTGCCAGCAAACGACGTGCGGGCGGTGAGGATGTAGTCAATGAAGACCACCTCACCGCCCAGTGTCACGTCGCTGTTCTGATCGAGGATTCCGGTTCCGGTCGTGCCGCCGATGATCACCGAAACGGCGAACTCATCAACGTCAACGAAGGCATCCAGATCCTCGGTGAAGGCCACCTATCAGCCCTCGTACTTCTTGAGGCCGTAGCCCTGTACGGAGTAGGTGGTAGTGCCGCTGCTGGCGATGGTGCCAACAAAGCGGATGTAGCGCCGCAGGTTGTCGCTGTTCAGAGTCAGCACCTGCTTCGAGGCGGCCTGTGCCACGGCAGTGAAGCCGCCGCCGGTGACGGCTGCCCAGCTGGTGGAGCCATCGGCGCTGTGCTCAATCGCGCCGGTCATCGTGCCACTGCCGCCAGCGGCGCCAGCGTCGAGGATGATCTGAATGTCGCCCTCGAAATCCTTCAGGTCGGCGATGTTGGTGGTAGCGCCGGTGAAGGTGGCGGTCTCCTGTGCGACAGGGTGGAGGGGGAAGTGCTGGAGCTTCTCCAGCGCATACTGCGTGATGGCCATGATCAGGTGAGGGGGCGGGGTTTGCGGGGGCGAGGCGCTGCCGCCTCGGGGGTGATCACCACGGGGTCCGGATCCGTCGGCACCAGCTCCGCCTTGCCCATCGCCAGCAGGGTGCGGGCGTCAGCGTCGGAGGGCTCCAGCAGCTGGCCAACCCTGGCGGGCTGGCCATTGATGCTGGTCTGCTTCAGGATCCGAATCCTCATGTCTCAGGGTCAAAGGGTGTTGTTACCGCGAGTGAAGCACTCGGGGTAGCGCACGGCCACGTCAACATCCTGGAAGGCGGTGACGCGAACGCCGCCGGACTTGTCGAGGGCATAGGGGTTCACCTGGAGATCCAGGGCGCCCCACATTCCCATGATGATCTGCGACCACACGCCGAAGAACACATCCCCGGCTTCCACCTGATTGGAGCGAACCACCGGGTAACCGTTGACCGTGCCGCCGGGCTCCAGGACGAACTGGGCTTCGCTGCCGATCTTGCTGGTGGTCTTGAAGGCGCCGTAACGAGTGGAGTTGGTGAGGTAGCTCATCGCGCCGATGTCGGCATTGTCGGCGTTCACCTTGGTTTCCATGCTGACCAGCTCCGCATAGGTGGGGCTGTCGGCATTGAAGTCTTCGGTGTTGATGCCGGTGATGAACTTCAGGCCCTGAGGCTGGCTGCTGGATCCGGTGCCATAAAGGGCGGAGCGGTCGATCTCCAGGGCCATCACGGTGGCGAGCTCACGGCGCACCATCGACTCGGCGTCGATGGAGCTCTGCAGGATGAACCGGCGGGAGAACTCGGTGAACGCGCCCAGGGTCTTGGGCGTCATGTTGATCTGGCCCACCGTGGGGTTGCTCTCGGTCGGCTCGCCCTTCTCAGCCACCCAGTAGGCGGTCGCCCCGCCGGTCTGGCGGGGGATGGCAACGGGACCCTGCAGGCCGGTGAGGGTCTGCACGCCCAGGGTGGAGAGGGCCAGGCGATTGCGGAGCAGCTCGATGAAGCTGCCGGGGCGGGCGTCGGTGAACACCAGGTCGCCAGCAGCCGAGGCGGTGCCCACGGTCAGATCCCGCTTCATCACCTCATTGGCGACCAGGTAGCCCCGGGCATCCACGCCCATGGCCTTGGCGGTCGCCTCGCTCACCTCACGCTCGAAGGCCGCGGCCTCGTAGGCGCCGCGATCGTTCGGGAATGCCTGAGCACGGATGGCGCGCAGGAAGCTGTAGGAGCGGGCCTCCTTGTCGCTCAGGCCGATGTCGGCCGAGCCGCCGCCGATCGGCTGCGCAGCAGGGGCAGCAGGGGTGGCGGGCTGCTTGGCGCGCTTGGCCAGGCCGTCGAGCACCTGACGCATGGCGTCGGCCTCAGATGCGCCGGATTCGATCAGGCCTTGGGCCAGATCCTCGGCGCCATGCTGGCGGGTGAGGGCGGTGATGCTGGCGACGCGGGCGCGCTCTCCGGCCGCAGCCTGAGCCCGCACCTCGTCGATGTTGATGGTGTCTTCCACGGGGGGATTCGGGGTAGGGGTTGAGGCGGCCGGGGCCGCTTGATTGATGGCGCTGGCGCTGCGCCCGATGCCGACGCCGGCATCTGCCGGAACCGACACCACGGAAACCTCCATCGGCTGCCAGCGAGTGGCAACCACAGAGCCATCCTTGGCCTGCTTCGCGTCAGCGATGGCATAGCCAACGCTCACATTTCGCAGGATGCCATCGCGGATGTCGGCCAACTTCTCCTCAGCGAAGGCGCTGCGGGAGAATCGGACCGACACCATGCCGCGGCGCTTCTTGTCGTCGAGCCAGCCGCGCTCCACGACGCCCAGCACCTGATCCGGGTTGTGATTCCAGAGCAGGGGGGCGCCGTCATTGAGGCGGCTGAGGTCGACGGATTCGGCGTCGTGGCTGAGCACCTCGGAGCCGAACCACCGCTCTACCGGGGCCTCGCTGGAAAACGAGAACTCCAGGGCGCGGGAAGGTTCGGCGTCGGGCTCAGCTGCTGCGCGAACCGCGGCGGCATAGTCGAAGGCCTCGACTCTGCGCAGCTGCTCACGCGATAGCTGGTCCCTGAGCTCCATTGGTGCGGTGAATGTTGCGCTCAGGCTAGAGACTGCAGCGCGATCCTCTCTGAGCGCCTTGATTCGCGCGGCCTTGGCATCAGCCCAGGTCTTGCCAGGGTCGCCGCCCCAGGCCGCCCAGGCCACCCGGCCGGGCGAGGGGTAGCCATCCTCCCCGGGGCTGAAGCCCTCGCCGGCCTTGTCCACCTCATGCCGCGCGAACCAGGCGGCCATGGTGATCACCGTGTCCGGCGACAGCTCGTCGCCTGAGAGGATCTGCCCGGCGCGGGCGGCTGCGGCATCCTGCCCGCCGGGCCGGCCGTCGGCCTTCCAGTCGCGGTAGCGCTGGGCCTCGGTCCTCATGCCCTCTGTGGGCATCAGATCGATCTCGGTGCCGTTGACGGTGGCCATCAGGCCGGCCCCTCCAGGTCGTCGTCGTCCTCGGGATCGTCGGGTGATTCCGGCTCGTCCTCCGTCTCAGGCGTGGCGCTGGGGGCGCCGCCCTGCAGGTCGTCGGCGGGGTTGGAGTCGAACTGCAGGCCCAGGGCCTCGGCCCGCTCCACCTCGGCCGCGCGTGCTGTCAGCAGATCCTCCAGATCGCCGCCCTGCTCAGCCACGATCTGCGCCTGGGTCTTGAAGCCCGAGCGCACCAGCTCCTTATTGGCGGCCGATTCCTTCTGCGGATCCACGAACTCCCAGCCGCGCGGGAACCACTTGACCGACTCATAGCGCTCGGGCGCGATGTCGTAGCCAGGCAGCTGCAGGGTGCCGGCGGCGACTGCCGCGGCCATGGCCCGCTCAAAGACAACCTGGCACACGTCTTCGATCAGCCAGTCCTGCAGGCTGCGCCACCACTCCAGCACCTCCAGCCGTTCAAGGCGGGAGCTGCTGTAATTGCTCTGGCTGTAGTCGCTGCTGACCGTGGGGTAGGGCACAGCCGACCCGGCCGACAGAGCCCGAAGCATCGGTCGCAGGAACTCCTCGTACTGGGTATCAGCGTTGCCGAGCTGCGGCACCGTCACGGTTTCACCGGCGGCGAGGTGCTTGAACACGCCAGGCTCAAAGCTCGTGACGCGCTCGCCATCCTCCACTCCGTCGCCGATCAGCTCGCCCTCAGGGGATTGGATGAACCCCATCAGCGAGGATCGCGCGCGCTTGCCGACTACCTCCGCCTCCTCGAATCCAGCGAGGTGGTGCATTCGCTTGATGGTGCTGGCGAACCAGGGCACGCCGCGGGTTTGCCCTGGCCTGTCAGGGATGAACAGATGGATGATCTGATCGGCCGGCACGTCAACCACGTCGTAGCCGACAGAGCCCGACACGTCGCCAGGATGGCGGGTGCGGAAGCGGTACTGAATCGGCCGGCCCCATCGATTCACCTGCACGCCCATCCGCCACTCATTGCGGTCGGCATCAGGGCCGCTGGTCTTGGTCTCGTCGCAGTAGTCGGCTTCGATGATCTCCACTCCCAGGGGCGTGCCGCTGTTGCCGAACTCCTGCGGCACCAGACGCAGGAACACCTCGCCGGATTCCGGCACGGCGCCCATTGCCTGCCGCAGGATCCGCGGGAATGACAGCTTGCCGGCGGTGTGGATGTGCTCCTTCCGGCAGAGCCGGCGCCACCATGCCTCAATCCGGTCATTCGCAGGCTTGTCCAGCCGACCAGAGCCGCGCATCATCGGCACACGCGACTGCATGCGGATGCCGCGGCCGACCACGTTGGTAACGATCGCCCGCCGCGCTGCGATGGCGTAGGGGTTGTCTCTCAGCAGCTGCCGCGAGCGATTGCGCAGCCGGACCAGGCTGCCATCGATCTCCGCGTCGGCGCTGGTGGAGCTCGTCACCCAGTCGGCCGTGAGCCTGCTGACGAGGGCGCCCTCATAAGCCCGGCGCCGTGGGGCTGGCCCCTGCTGCTGTGGCTGCTTGCGCTTGCGCTTCGCCATCACGTGAACCTCACGAACAGAGACCGCGGATCACCCAGGCCGGCGGCCACCTTCTCGGCCGCGCGCTCACGGGCAACGATCGCTTTCAGCTGCGCCTCGCGCTCCATCAGCTGGCCCAGGTCGGCATAGGTGAAGCTGCGGTTCCCGATCGTGTAGGCCTTGGCACCCTTGCTGACGATCGCTCGGATCGCCGCCTGCACCGCCTCCAGATCCTGCTCCGCCTGGCTGCGGCCATCGAAGGCGGCGGGGCTGCCGGCGTAGCTCAGGCTGGCCAGGGCCTGGAACGTGCCGCTGCCTACGGTGATCACCGTGGCGCCGCTGGTGATTCGGCTCTGCCAGCTCCACGCACCGGCGTTAAACCCCTCGCTGGTGCCGGCCGGGATGGTCAGGTTCCACCCTCCATCCGTCCGCGCGGTGCCGGTGATCGTCGCGCCCTCGCTCGCTGCGTTGAACCGCAGGAAGGTGGTGAACACCCAGCTGGCCGAGGTCGCAGCGTTGCCGTCCAGGTCGAGCTGCTGAGTCTCAACCCATTGCACCGTGTCACCGGCGCGGATCGTGGCGGGGATTGGCATGCCCCACGCTACCCAGTCTCACCAGCTCCCCACGAACCCACCCGGCCGCGGCGGCCCGGCCCTGCGGCGCGGCGCTGGCGTGGCGGCTGGGGCGGCCGGGGCCTTGGCCAGGGCGGCCTCCAGCTGGTCCCACATCGTGGCGCGGTTGTAGCGCCTGGCCACCAGCTGCAGGGCGGCATACGCCATACGCGTGCAGTCGCCGCCCTCGTCCCTGCTGCCGGCGGGCAGCACCCAGCTGTAGGTCGTCTGGCCCTTGTCGCGCTTCGGCATCCGCTTCCACGGGAACAGCTCCCCCAGGAACTGATCGGTCGCGGCCTCGCCGAGGTGCAGGTAGCCCGGGCCTGGCTGCTCATTGCGCAGCCGGCCCTGCAGGTGATGCACGCTGGCGTCGTAGCCCACGTGGTACAGCAGCACGCCGCGTTTCGTCACGGCCTGATTCTTGCGGTTCACATCCACGGCCACTCCCCGGCTGATCAGCGGCTTCCCCTTCTGGTGTGCGCCCTTCATCGGCACCCATTGCGCAATCCGGCCGCGGCACCATTCCCTCACCTGATGCGTGGCGTAGCCCCCGTCATCGATGCCACCCAGGGTCAGCCGGAGCTCTCGCCCATCGGTCCTGGCCCATCGGGTTGCCGCGATCTGATCCAGCTGCGCCAGCGTCTCCGGCTGCTGCGGGTCGCCGTCGATCTCCCAGTGCCCCAGGTGCCAGCCCTCCTCGCCGCGGCCCCATCCCCAGACCGTCAGCACCAGCCGCTCTCCCACGGTGCCGCCGCCGCCCTGCACATCCACGCCGGCCGTGATCAGCAGCACGCCGTCAGGCACCGTGCCGGCTGGGTAGCCGTTGCCGGCATCGGTGTTGCGGCGCCGCTGGGCCAGGCCATCGCCGGTCAGCTTGCCCGCAATGCTGTCCTCCCACGGCTCACCCAGGACCGTGTTTCGGAAGGTCTGCATCGCGTCGGGATCGCCGCGACGCATCGATTCGAGGGCCTCGTTGTACTCGCGCACCAGCACGCTCCAGTCCGCTGCCGGGCTGTAGCTGTAGGCCGCCCAGATGTGATAGGAGCGCATACCGGGCGGCTGAATCAGCTCGCCCTTTTCGTTCCGCCGGTTCGGGTCGGCCGTGGGCCTCCACTCGCCCCGCTCCACCATCCACCGCTTCCTGCTGTGCGGGATCAGCTCAGTGCAGTTCTCGCAGCGGTAGGAGCCGGCCGCGGCGCCCTCCTTCTCCATCTGCTCCCACCGCAGGACCTGCATCGCCTGGCAGTGCGGGCAGGGCACGAAGTAGCGCCGCTGATCGCCCCGCAGGAACAGCTCCTCAGTCTTGCCACCCGCGAAGATCGGCGTGCCGCCTGCCCCGATCTTCCGATCCCAGTAGTAGTCCGCCCGGTTGCGGCCCAGCTTGATGGGGTCGCCCTCGTCCAGCTTGGGGTAGGCGTCCACCTCATCGAACAGCACCACCTTCCGCGACTTGCGCCGGAAGCTCCGGCCGCTGGCCGCGTTCACGATGTCGATCAGCCCGCCGTTGCTGAGCTGCTTCAGGAGGATCGTGTTGCTCGCGGTGTTCCTCGCCTTGGCCTCTGTGATCAACCCGCGCAGGCATGGCGTGTCCTCAAACAGCGGCTTGATCTCCTCCTTGCTGTAGCCCTCCGCGTCCTCCTTCACCGGCTGGACGATCATGATCGGGCTCGGGTCTTGGTGACTGAAGAACTGCACGGCGACGCCGAGCATCTTGGTCCAGCCCACCCGGGCCGACTTCATGCAGACGATCGTCTCCACGGTCGGATCGGTGAAGGCGTCGAGGATCTCGCGCTGGTACGGCAAGGTGTTCCATCGGCCCTTCTCGGCTGCGTTGCCGGTCATCACCGCGAACTGATCGGCGTACTCGCTCAGCCGGAGCCGTGGCGGCGGCTTGAATCCCGCCAGGATCTGCCGCGTCAGCTCGCCCACGTCGGCGGTGATCATGGCGCCACCTCTCCGCTGGCCAGCTCTTCGAGGGCCTCGCGGATCAGGCCGGTGATCACCTCGATCTCATCCACCTCCAGGTGCGGGATGCGTTGCTTCACGGTCGAGGGCACGCCCAGCAGCTTCACGCGGGTCAGGTTGACGGCCTGGCCCCATGCCTGCGTCACCTCGTCGCGGCGGAGCAGCTCGCGTTCCTGGGCCTTGCGCTGCAGCTCCAGCAGGTTGGCCTTTTCGTACTCGCTGCGGGCGCGGCTGATCGTGTATTCGGGCAGGTCCTCCGGCCGCTCTGTCGGCAGCTGCGCCGGTGGAGTCGATGCCGCTGCATGTGGCCGCTCGCGCTTCGCCCTGGGCTGCTCTGCCTCGGCCTGATGCGGCGCCACCCGGGCCAGGTACTCGCTCACCAACAGGTCGCCATCCACCCGTAGCGGCTTGGCTTGCAGGATGCACGGGCTGCCCCGCAACGCGCCGCGGTCACAGAGCTTGTCCAGGTTCTGCCGGGTGCAGCGGCGGCCGGTGCTGGCCTCGATCAGCTCAGCACCCTTCGCGCTGTTGAGTGGTGTTGCCATTGCAACCACCCTAGGGAGCAGTTGCAACCGGTTGCAAGTCAGGCCAGCGCAAGGGGCAGGGGGAGCTGCTGGCCGGAGGGGTCACCGGTAATGCGCTGCATCCTGCGCAGCCTGATCTCAGAGAAGAATGGCTGTGCTCGATACCACTCCTCCATCGGCCTGGTGCGCTTGCTGGCGTTGCATCCATGGCAAGCAGGCACGATGTTGCTGATGTCATGCGCGCCTCCTTTGCTGATCGGCACGACGTGCTCCAGCTCCATGTATCCACTGGAGCCGCAATAGGCGCAGCGATTGCCGAAGCCATTAAACCTTTGACGAATTGCAGATAGAGGGATCGCGACTGCAATCAATCCCATTTCCTGAGCTTTCCTCCTACGTGACTTCTCGCGAACGTACATTCGCAAATCGGGATCGGTCTGATACCGCAGCCACCAGCTGGCTCGCCTCCATTTGCGATGATGATCAACCCTCGCCTCGGGATGCTTTCGCCAGTACCGATACTGCTCTCGCATCACCAGACGGGCGACGCTGGGGCACCGGCCGGCTCGATCAATCGCGGCGCGGTACGCGGCATCCTGCCGCCTGACTCCGCCATGTCTTCGCAGAGGCGCTGCCCCTCGCTGCGTCAACCCTTGCTCCAATAGCTTCAGCCGCTGCTTTGTTGTTCCCAGTCGCAGGCGCTCTGCCGCTAAGTATTTGCGCCGGTACTCTTTGTGTCTTGCCACTTTCTCCGGCGTATTGAACCTTGCCGCTATTGAGATTTTTTCACATTCAAGACAAGCGCCTTTGTACTTGTTTCTTCTAAGGCTTTGCCCCGTGCTGTTCCAATCATGCCCGCGCTTGCAAAGCGTTCCGAGCCGAAAGCGGCTCGCGTCAAAGCCGTATTCTTGAGTCATCAGCCTGGTTGTGCGGGTTGATCACGGGCCGGGAGTCTCACCTCGCCGGCCCACATCCATGATAGGCACTGTTTTTAGCAACCTTATTGCGACCCGTTCTCAAGTGAAAAACTGGGCCGTCGTGGGGC